CCAAATAACTTACTTCCTAATAGACTTGCTGCTATTATAGCAGCAGTTATAATACCACCTTTACCACCCATACCTCTCATACCTCTCACACCGCCCACATTACCACGGGGTGTTGCACCACGACCACCACCTGCAACTGTACCTAATCCTATTACACCAAGTACAGTACTTATAATTTCAGGTAATAATAAACCTACTGCAGCAGATGTTGCTTGAAATGCTCCACCAATATCACCATCACTTGCCTCTTTCAATGCTAAAGCACCAGATAGCAATGCTAGATTTTTACGTCCATCAAATAATGCAGCAGTCTTGAATAGATTTGTATTCTCTAAATCTTCCTTGAGTATCTTCCTTTCTTCTTTATAATATTTTCTTCTCTCACGTAAATCTTGTTGTATTTCAGATCTCATGGTCTTCATAGTACCATTCAATCTTTCAAATTCTAATATTATACGTCCAAGTTGTCTAGTCTGTTGTCTACTTATCCCTGTATCTCTCAGTCTTTCTTCACTACGCTCTATTAAACTTGTATAAGCAGCATCCATCCTCTCTCCCATAGGGGAGAACATAGGAGTTTGAGATTGTACTGCTCTACCAGGAGTTTGCATTAGCGTGTTCTGCTTGCTTTGCTTCTAATTTTTGTTTCTCAAGATACTTGAGCAAATAATTTACGTAAATTTCCTTTTCCCAAGGGATTAGATTTTCTATATCAGTTAGACTCCACTTATGATGTTGCATCAAAGCAAAATTAGTCTCCATAGTATTGTCTATGGTAGTATGATATAGCATTATGCGAAAAAATTTGCCAGTCCCTCAACTACAACATCATTATCAACTTCAGTGTTAGGATTAGTAACAGTAGTTTTATACTGTAACTTAGGCATGGTCTCAAAGAATTTCTCAATCTTACCAAACTGTTGTGAATTCAACTGTTCAATAAACTTTAGCAGTTCTTTATCGGTTGAATCAGATGCTGCCCATGATTCTTCACTTGTATAAATTTGATCTATACAATCAATTACTGCCTTGAATGCTAAATCTATTCTTTCTTGACTACTACCTGCATCTGAAACTAGAAAATTACTTTCCAAGAATTGTTTCATTGAAGGATATTTCATCTTTATAGAAAGACCGTCACCCAAATCAATAATTTCTGTATGTCCATCAGGAACATGTAATTTTATATCAGATAAAGATACCGATAATGGTACTTTAGTTTCACCGTCATCCTGACATGTTACATTGAGTTCAACAGTTTCACCTATTGACTTACCTCTAACATTCAAGAACAAATACTCTAGTTCAAAACTAGGTAACTCTTCAACTTTCACACCACGAGTGATAATACATGCTTTTAGTACCTCTTTTAGGGTAGCAGTAATATCCTTATCTGTACCATTCTCTAAAACAATTAATAATGCCTTTTCCTCTTTCACAAGGAATGGTCTATATTTGATTGTCTTTCCAGTTGATAACAGTTTCAGTTCAAACGTAGGTGCAGTGACCTTTGGTAATGGCATAGTAAAATATTCAGTAGCTTTATTTAGCAAGCATATCTACATCTATTTTTTCGGCTTCCCAGACCAGATAAACGGACCAGTCTGCATTCCCATACCATCCAGATCAGTTGCATCCCTCATTATATAATCTATAGTAGATCTCCATCCAAGGAATCCACGATTTTCTTTCTTTGTAGTACCATTATTTACATCACCTGATATTACCTCTGGTCTATCACTATCAGTAAATCCACCTCCTGATCCAGAACCCCAATATATTGGTGGCATCTGTCCTTGTGGTGTAGATGCTACTCCACCTCCAACTCTAGATGATCTTAGTATATGGTACATATCATAAGCAAAAGTAATTGTAGTTTTTACAAGTTCTGCTTTACCATATGCTAAAGGTGCTGCAACTATATTTACAGGGAATGCATTTGTAATATGATATGTAATACTACTTGGTTGCTGTTGTGAAAATGCACCATGCGATGTCAATCTATTATTCCTATCAGTAGTATCTTTACTAAATGCTGTTACTTGCATATCAACCTTATAAGTTGATGGATAGTTCAATTTCCTATAAGATCCAGTCCGACTATCATCAAAAACATTTATATCTGGAGAAATAAACTCCATCCATGAATTGAATACATCATTAGTATAATAATCTTTCTGAGAATACCAAGTTAGTATAATTTCAGGAAACTGTCTATAAGCAGCAAACTTCTGATTTACTCCCTGTCTTATTCCCTGCTTCTGAAAAACATCCAAACGTGATCCTGGAAGAACCGCTTCTGAACAAAATAATGCTAGATATTGTCCAGCATCTGCTAGACCTTTTTCATCCTTATAAAACGATCTGTCAGAAATATATCCCTTCAGTTGCTGAGAACCAGATGATAAATTAAATGATACATCATAATTATTATTAAACGCAGGTGTTATATTACCAAACTTAGAAACTACTTCATAAAGTTCTTGAGTTGGTAAAAATTGCCTGTTTTGATCAAACGTCCATACTGATTTTGTGTTTGAACCTACTGCCACAACAATCCTAAATACAAGATGCGTACATACTATGTATGTCATATAAAGGTAAGTTCAAACCAATTAATAGGAAAAAGTATAAAGGTGACCCAAGAGAGATCATTTACAGATCACTTTGGGAACTAAAATTTATGAATTACTGCGATAGTAACAAGAGCATACTAAAATGGTCATCAGAGGAAATCATAATACCTTATAGATGTCCTACTGACAATAGAATACATAGATATTTTCCTGATTTTTATATCAAATATAAAGATGCTAAAGGAAAATTACATGAGAAGATAATAGAAATAAAACCAGCAAAGCAAGTAAAAGAACCAAAAATACAAAAGAAAAGAACTAGAAAGTATGTAACTGAAGTTATGACATACGCTAAAAATACTGCAAAATGGGAAGCAGCAGAAGATTTCTGTAAAGATAGAAGATGGGAATTTCAAATTATGACGGAGAAGGAACTTGGAATTTAGAAACACCTTTCCAAAATCACAAACTGTAGGCACTCCTATGCCTGGTCACTTGATGCTGTTCCAGTATGGAGCAAAAACTGCTGAAAAATTGAGGTTTTATGATAGAAATCCTTTATGTTATATTGTCGCATCTCAAGGACCAGTGTTTTATGGTGTAAACCTTCATTATTACGCTCCAGATGAAAGAGAAATGATTATGGAGTGGGTTGATGAGGCAAATCCAGCAGAACTTCCTAAGGGATACCATAAATACCTAAAATCCTATGTGCAAACACTGTTTTTGGATATTGCAATGGAAGAATGGGAAACCGCCTTTAATTTACCTATTGAAGAGTTCGTAAGAGATCTCGGAAGTATTGAGATACCTGTAAGTAAAGCGAGGATACAATAATGGCACCTAGAAAAAGAAACAATAATAACTCTACAGTACTAGGTATCAACAATGTAAACCTAGGTCCAGGAGAAAAACCAAACAGTAATTATAAAACCATTTCTTACACAGTAAATGGTCAGAAGTATACTGAAGCTTTAAATTTAGATGTTCAGAATGCAACCTTTCTAAAACCAGCGTTTGAACCGAGTTACAAGAAAAATGTAAAAACTAAACGTAGTACAAGAACTAGATCATTTAAGTTGAATACCAACACTCCAGAAGGTAAAGAAATAATAAACAGTCAAGAAAGACAAAATGCATATGCAGCAGCAGTAACTGACGTACGTAATGAAGCAATTGAAAATGGTAATGAAGTTCTATTTGAAAATTCTGCTGCAGAATCTGGTATAGATTTAACAGGTGCGGATGTTGAACAGGTATTTGATGCAAATTCTGATACTGAAGTTGTTGAAGAAGTAGATGATGTCAAACCAGCAGAAATAACAGGAAAGAAAGCAAGTAAACCAGCACCACACCTTTGGTATCCCAAAGCTGTATCATACACTCAAGGAAATATGGATCACATGTTTATTGAGTCATTCAAGTATCAAGCTCCTCAACAAGGAATGTCCTTTTTCAACAAAGGTGATAAGAAAAATCCTATACCTATTGCAAAAGGTAGAAGTCTAGGTTCTTTCCTAACAAAAGGTATACCTAGAGGAAGTAATATAGCAGGTGGTACAAACTTTAGCGGTCAAACACCTGATACTTCAAAATCTTCTCAAGGATCAGTAAAACTACCAATACCAAACCAAATAAAATCAAGTAATGGTGTTAGTTGGGGTGGTGCTAAAGCAAACGCTGTAGAGGCAGGTGCTTTCTTTGGTGCATCAAGAGAAATAGGTAGTTTATTGAAAGGTGATACAAACTTAGTAGGTATGGTCAAATCAGGACTAGGTGATGCTTCTAAAGCATTGGATTCTGTTAGAGAGGATATGAAAAATGGTGGAGCATCAGGAGATATTCTTTCTGCAACTCTTTCTAAATTAGCGTTAGGTAAAATAGGAATTAATGTAGACCCTGCTCAATTCATTACAAGAAGTACAGGTAACGCAATCAACCCTAACCTTGAACTACTATTCAATGGTCCTCAACTCAGAAATTTCACCTTTGCATTCCAATTTGCACCTTATGATGAGGCAGATGCAGCAGAGATAAGAAAAATTATGAGATTCTTCAAACAAGGTATGTTACCATCATTCGCTAATGAGAGTGAAGGTAGTAGCATCTTCTTGAGTTCTCCTAACGTATTCCGTCTTGCATACAGGACTGGAACTAATAGAATAAAGAGTTTGAACATGTTTAAGATGTGTGCTCTTACTGCATGTGAAATTGACTATACCCCAGAAGGTGTGTGGTCTGCATATGCAGATCCAAGTGCAGGTTCCCAACCTATTTCATCAAATATGGCACTATCTTTTACCGAACTTACACCTATCTTTGGTAATGATTATGATGAAAAACCAGATGAGAGTATCCGTGACCTTACTGTAGGTGCTTCGGGTGCTACTCCAAATTCAGTTCCAACAATAGCAGAGGATGACGTAGGATTCTAATGGCATATTTCGATCTTTTCCCAGACGTATTATTACCATCATTCTCAAATGATCGTAATTCTAGTAATGATTTACAACTATCAAAAAACCTCTTCAAAAGAGGTAAAATCAGAGATGACTTCTTTGAGAATGCAGTTGCATTTAACACATATGCCGTAACTGGTGATGATAGACCAGATAACGTTGCATATGAGATATACAAAAGAGAAGATTATGACTGGATTGTGCTATTATCCAATAATATCATTAATGTAAGAGATGAATGGCCAATGAGTCAATATGACTTTCAACGATATTTGGAGAATAAGTACGATACTGTTCAATTGACCCAAATACATCATTATGAGACAATAAAGCAATTTGACCTAGATGATAATGTTATACTGGAAGGTGGTCTAGTGGTTGATGAGAATTTTACGTTTAATTACACTCAGGACGGATATCTAGAAAACATCTCTGGTAGTGAATTAGTAAAATCTGTATCTAATTACGAATACGAAATAGAGAAAAATGACAAAAAACGTGAAATATTACTTCTTAGAAAAGAATACATCGGAATCATAAAAGAAGATATGAGAGAAATAATGAGTTATCAGGATAGTTCACAATATATCAATAAAAAAATGAAGAAAGGGGAAAATCTTAGAATCCTTTCTTCACGCTAGTACGTCTCTTATGATGTGGGTTGTTCTTATTATGAGGAACATCCCAAACAAGAGTATACCTATCAACCTCACCCACGTTTATCGCTGAGTGAGGTATTTTATTGTAAAACCAGAAAAACGTACCTGGTTTCACCAGCATCTCCTCATCTCCAACTCGATATAAGTACTCTCCTTGTA